ATGACGGTTTTCATGGGCACAGTCCCAAGAGAGGGGGTCAGCAAGAAGAAGTGGTTCAAGTTCTTCGAGGCCTACGACATCCACAAATGGATCCTGGGCAGAGAAGAGGGCAAAGGAGGRTACAAGCATTGGCAGGTACGCTTCCAGACAACGGTTTTTGACAGCGATGAGGGATTCAACGAACTCAAGGAGTGGTTCAAGCAAGGACACTTCCTCAAGGCATCGGACACATGGGACTACGAGACCAAGTCCGGCGACTATTTCAGAGACGACGACAACGAGGAGATACTAAGACAGAGGTTCGGCGGATACAGAGAGGCTCAGCAGAGGGTCTTAGAGCGCGTTTACGGGACAAACGACCGTGAGATAGTGGTATGGGTCACGGAAGAGGGAAACGTCGGTAAATCATGGCTCTGCGGGGCTCTATGGGAAAGAAGGGAAGCTCACTACATCCTACCGCAAAACACTGCGAAGGGATTGATACAGGATTGTGCATCGGAGGTGATTAACAATGGCAAAAGACCCATAATTGTGATAGACATACCTAGGACGTGGAAATGGACCGAAGAGCTATACTGTGCGATAGAGACCATAAAGGACGGGCTCATCAAGGACCCGAGGTACAACTCACGTACGGTGAACATCAGAGGTACCAAGTTGCTCATACTGTGCAACTCACGTCCTCAACTAGGCAAGTTGTCCCGTGATAGATGGGTGATCCTCACGGGCGCGGACGCCTCTACGTAACACTAAGCCGGCGTCCTCTATACCTTTAGGTATAGAGGGGGGGCACTTGTCTGCCCCCCCTTAAACCCCCCTGACAACCTAGACGGTCTGTAAGTTAATCTGTCCGTATCCTTTGCGGATGCGGACGGTTTACCTTACCTGGGGGGCGGTAAACCCTTTATTTCGTTAGATAAAAAGATAAAAAGGCCCGAAGGCCTAAAAGGTTTAGAAAGGTCCGAATTGAGCCTCGAAGTTCTGCCTTGTCAGCTCTTTCCTTCGGTCTGATTCCATCTCAGCGATAGCGTCGAAGGGATCGGCCTCGTAGTAGGTCTCGGGATCGAGAACTGCCACATTCTCAAGGGTATCGAAGCACTTAAGCTCCTTTACTCCCTGGGTCGAGAACACCTTAACTACTGCCATCATTACCACCTGTAGCTGAATTCAGTACACTATCACTGATAGGCAGTTGTCCTCTAGCAGGCGAAACCGGAGTCGGATAAGACGCCAGATGGAAGATGTCAAGAGGCCTGTACACAAGTCCATCAGCAGCAGTGATACCGAAATTAACGATAGGCTGCTTGAAGTAGACAGTCTCAGTGATGAACATCCTGTAGTAGTACTTAGTCTTGTAGGCCTTCGGGAGAATTATCTTCATGACCTCGACCTCGGGCGGTGAAGCAACAAGAGGGACATCCTGGTCTCCGAGAGGAGTGTACGTCGCGACCTTCTGAAGAGCATCGGTAGGCATCCATCCAAGACGTCCAGAATGGCCAGTCTGGAAGAATCCGTACGGAGCTGAACCTGCACCATAGGCAAACATCTGACCAGCACCAGCACGCCAAGCATTAACGAGGGTCTCTGTTCCTTGAACAATGTTAGTAGAACCATCAATGACAGGAACGTTCTGGATAGCACCAGGCCACTTGTCCTGATGAAGCTGTCCAATCTGCCAGAACCTCGGGGAAGCATACCTCTTGACTCCAGACTGCAGCATCCACTTGAACCAGCGGGGGTCCAGGAGCATGTTATTGTAGATACCATGCTGCTCAGCGTCAGACAGTCCAGAGATGTTCTCGAAAATGTCCTCACCGTTGGTAATCCTCATAAGACCAGGAGTCAGCTGATCACGAGGGTCAACACCAGGCTCACCAGACTCATAAGAGAGACCAGTAGGATCGACCGGGAGGGTGCTTGCAGGCACGAGTTTGACCGACACAGAGCCAATCTTGTAGTACTTGTATGCCTGGAACTGAGGACCAAGCCTTCTAAGAATCTCTTTACCACCAGCAGAGACAGTGATGATCTGCATCGATGTATCACTGGTGTTGATGTCCATAAAGGACTGGAACCTCATCTTCACGACACGGGTACCGGAGTACCTCTTCTTATAACGTTTGTATCTCACCATTTTATCACCTCAGAGAGAGCGAGCGGCACGACCAGCAATTCCATACAGTCCGGCAGTACCATAGACAAAATTTCTGTAGTTGTTTGAATAAGCACTATCAATGCTGTAATTAGAACGAGCAATGCCCGTATCAGCGCGATAAATAGCACCAGGGTACGAGAGTTCGGGGTATCTGATCTCTCTTCCGGGGACATTCTTCTTCCAGTCATTGTACGCACGCTCATTTCCTTCACGCAGGTACTCATCGTAGGCAATCTGTGCCTTGTTACTCTCGATTGTGTTCCTCTCCTGATCATATCCAACGAGCGAAGACACTGCGCGAAACGGATACCAGTTCTTGTACAGGAAGGTCTCATAATCGTAAAGCCAAGACATCAGTAGCGCCTCCTAGATCTGCGTCTCGCCATTCTTTTACCAGCCCTGACACCACGCCAGAATGCAGCATTGGTGCTTCCACGGGATTTCTTTTTATACCTGTATGCCATATTGACACCTCACAAGCCAGTACTCGAAAGACCTTGATGTAACAAAGTTTCACGGATACAAACTTGTTGAAACAACATCTCACTGGAGGTATAAAAAC